CTGACCACGGGCGCGGGTAGTGATGGCGAGGCTTTGGGTATGACGACAGCCTGCGCCCTGGTCAGCTACTTTTACGGATACACGCTATCAGACATTGAGGGCATGACCTTGTTCCAGTTCAGAACATACCTGCACGAGACCGGCCAGATCATGCGCCTCCTCAACGGTCAAGCGCCGATGAAGCGCCCGGACCAGATTAACCAGATCGCCCGCTCTATCGGGCTGACCGGACCGGTGAAGTAATGGCCAAAATCGCAGAAGCATACGTCGAGATATCCGCACGGCTCGACAAGATGAACGCTGACCTTAACCGCGCAAAGTCTGATTTTGCCAAAGCCTCCGGCCAGATGCAGACACAGGCCAACGCGCTCTCTGGAAGCATCAAGAATGTAAAGCTCGCCTATGCCGGGGCTGCTGCGTTCATCGGCGGGGCATTTGTCGGGGCCATCACCTCGGCCATCAAGTCCACCGCTGACCACCTCGACGCGCTCGATGAGATGGCCGTCAAGACGGGCGTCTCTGTTGAGATGCTGACCAGCCTTGAGCTGGCCGCCAAGCAAAACGGCGTCTCCATGGATCAGCTGGCTACCTCTATCCGCATGATGTATCGCTCGATGAATGAGGCCGCAGAGGGCACCAAAGAGAGCGCCGACGCCTACAAGCGGCTGGGCGTCAATGTGCGCGACGCATCCGGCAAGCTCAAGAGCGGCAACGAGGCATTCCTTGAGGTGGCCGACGCGGTGGCGAAGATCCAAAATCCGGCCGAGCGGTCGGCTATGGCGATGAAGGTATTCGGGCGCGCGGGATCGGAGATGCTGCCGATGCTGGAGGGCGGCAAGGAGGCGCTTAAGGGGTATATTGACGAAGCCCGCAGATTGGGGCTAATCTACACCGACGAGGACGCCAAGCGCGGCGCTGCGTTTAATGATCAGCTTGACGCATTCACTAAAGTCCTGACGCGGCTTAAAGAGACAGTTGCTATGTGGCCAATGGAGCAGATGACAAAAGTAATGGCCATGATTACCGGCTCAGACCTGCCTGATGTCGTCAAGATGGACGTTAGGATCGACCAGATCAGCGATTTACAGAAGAAGATATCCGACTTTGAAAAGCGCATGCCGTACTTTGAAAAAGCGGCCGCCAATCCAAAGCGCGAGTTCATGCGCGGTTATTACGAGAACAAGCTCAAAGAGAAGAACGAAGAACTGCGCAGCATGAATAACGAATTAGCAACGCTGGTGCAGGACTATCAGGCGCTTGATGCCATTAAGGCCAACTCTGGCAAGACCGACGACGGTGGTGGCGGTGGTGTATTCACGCCCAAGCTCGGCGGCTTGATGGCTATGACCGGGCGGCCTACCAAGACCAAAGAAGAAGCCGATATATTCTTAAACAGCATTACGCAGATGAACCCGAAGATCGGCGAAGTCAAGCGCTCCGTCGGTGAACTTGTCCCGGCGTTCCAGGAGGTGCAGGCCACCATTATCGACACATCCGTCACGCTCGGCGATAAACTGGTTGCACCATTTGAGGCCATGATGATTGACATTCAAGGCGCATGGGCCAATACCATCAGCGAGTTTTTAAAGGGTGGGCAGACATTCGGCGAGTTCATGCAAAACGTATTCGAGAACGTCCTGGATTCGTTTATCAATATGATAAGCCAGATGGCCGCGCAGCAGTTGGCAGGCTCCATATTCTCCGGCATCACCGGCCTGAAATATAATGCGGCAGGCGTTGGCGCAAACTATGCCAGCATGCAGGGCGGCACCACCATCAACATCAACGCCGTCGATGCCGCGAGCTTTGAGACGCTGGCCCGCCGCAATGCCGGAGTCATTACCGGCGTGGTCTGGGAGCAGCAGCAGTATGGGAGGGCGATGTAATGGCATGGAGTGCCGACTGGTCCCCGCAGTTTGTCTATACCTACGGGCCGCAGTTCAAGACCGAAATCACCGAATTTGAGACCGGCAAGGAGCAGCGCCGTCAGAAGTGGGCGGCCGACCGCAAGCGGTTCCATTTGGTCTACAACGCCCTGCCCGCCGCGACTGCTGCGCTAATCCTGGCCGAGTTTGAGACCATGAAGGGCGCCTATGCAACGATGAGCTGGACCAACCCGGCCGACACAACCAGCTACACGGTGCGCTTTGTGGAGGACAGCCTGCAACTGCAATACCTGACCACAACGGCGGTGCGGCTGGAGTTCGACTTTATAGAGGTCATATAATGCCCAAGACTGTTAACGCCACTGCGCTTACCGAGGCGCAGAAATCGGCCAACAATCCCATCTATCTGCTGGAGCTGGCCCTGACCGGTACTACGCTCCTGTTGGCTGGCACCAACGCAGACGTGGTATTCCCGTCCTCCGGCGGTTCAACCTATACCGGCTGGGGCTTCCAGTTCGGCGCTGTCACTAACCAGATCACCGGCGGCATTGACCGCGTGGCCGTGCGCATGGACAACACCGGAAACAGCCTCTCCTCGTATGTGGTCAATTATGACTGGCCGGGGCGCGTGCTGACCATCAAGCGGGTATTCGGCAACCTGCTCTCTAACTCGGCCTATGCTATGACCGTCTTTGCAGGCACCATGTCCGCGCCGGTGGTCAATCAGCACAACGTCGAGGTGATGGTGGTCAGCCCGATGGCGCGGCTGGCCAAGCAGGCCGGCCGGCTGTATCAGAACCTTTGCCCGTGGGAGTACGGCGGCACCGAGTGCGGAGACACCGGCGGCACATGCAACAAGACGCTGGCCAACTGCGTGACCAATGACAACGTGCAGCGGTTCGGCGGCTTTGTCTACATACCTTCGAGGGTGTTGTAATGGCGTTCCCATACCTGCAGGCCGCGGCGCTTCTATACGGGGCGTACCGGTATTTTACCAAGCCAAAGCTCAAAGATGCGGCCTACAAGGGCGGCAATATAGAGGTTACGGCCACATCCAACGCATCCGTGCCGATCTGTTATGGAAACTGCGAAGTGACCGGCAATATCATCTACAAAGAGGACACCACCAGCGCCACAAACCAGTTGGCTGTCGGACTCTGCGAGGGGCCGATACAGAGCATTGACTCTGTGACTGTCAATGGAATATCAATACCGGCATACCCGACCGAATATGAGGGCTGCAGCTATACCCCGTACTATGGCACCGCTGCGCAGACCACAGACGCGCGATTCACGACATCGCTGATGCGCGTAGCCTGCTCTGAGAATAATTACGTTGATGAGGCCAATCCCGCCGTGGTGCAGAATTACTATGCAACCGACCGGCTTATTGTTTATGACAATAAATTGACCGGCCTTGAAAAGTACACATTTTTAAAGTTCAATATCTCAAGCCTCAACTTGACTGCATCAAGTGATATCAGCTCGGCAACGCTGCGGCTGACCGTGGTATATAACACCCCTGCAATGGATCATACGTTTTACGTTTACAAGGTCACGGATGATTCGTGGACTGAAACAACTGTAACATGGAATAACAAGCCCGCCTTTGGCGACCAGATCACAACCATTGACGGAGGTTCGATAGTTGCGGCCAATTCGGTCTACTGTGATATCGACGTTACGCAATGGGTAAAAGATACATTTGATTCAGACGCATCTAAAATTGTCGGCATTGGCCTTAAACTTGTTGCCGATTCAAACGATCAGCAGGTCACTATATCCAGCCGCGACTCTGGCGGCGCACCGGAGCTGCTGATTGGATACTCGCCCAAAGAGCTAGTGGCGTTTGCCCATACGGCCTATGTTGCGCTCACCATCAAAGACTCTGAATTATTTAAGGGCCATATCAACGATATTAAAGTAAGGCTGCACGGCAAGCTCATCTATGACGGAGACGTTAATCCGAACTACTCAACTAATCCGGCATGGTGCGTCTATGACCAGCTGACCAGCGCGCGCTATGGTGCTGATATCCCGACCGCGCTGATCAACGCTGCCAGTTTTACCGCCGTTGCCTCTTATTGCGATACAGCCATCACCAATGAGGACGGCGTATCGGAAACGCGGCACCGCTGCGACGTGGTGTTTGACGACAAGGATACCGTGGCCGACCGCATCAACGCGGTGCTGGCCTCATTCGGCGGATACCTCTACACGCTGGATGGCAAGATCAATATCGGCGTGGACTCGTCGGCCTCCAGCTCGCACACCTTTACAATGGACAACATCGTTGCCGGGAGCTTTAACTTCTGGATGATCGATAAGTCCGAGGCGCCCAATGACGTATCGGTGATGTACTACGATGCGGCCAACGACTTCAAGGCCAGCTATGTCAACGTCAAGGATCAGACGCTGAT